GCACAACGATAGATTCCGACTTTTTCAAGGGGGGGGTCAAAACATAAATAAGCCACTATGGTTCGGGATGGTCAAGCGCTGGTATGATTCACCACGATGGCGCAAAGCAAGGCTGTGGTTTTTAAGCGAAAATCCATTATGCGCTATATGTGACAGGTCTGGATTGATTGTACCGGCCACCATAGTTGACCATATTATACCGCATGAGGGTAATTATGACAAGTTTTGGGATTCAGAGAACAACTGGCAGGGGGTTTGCGCAACGTGTCATTCTGGCGTGAAGCGCATTGCAGACAATCACGGGTATTCACAATCGGCTGGGGCTGATGGCATACCGCTTGACCCTGACCATCCGTGGAATAAATGGTGAATAAAATATGAAATGCACCGATTGTCCAAAACGAGACACTTGCACCGAGTTATGCGCAGATGCAGAACGGTTTGTAACAAAAGAACGAAAACGACTTGGTGAAGAACACGTTGGCAGCAATGAACTGCCAATCGGATTACCAAAACACGGTATATGGCCCGACACAGATTCCATATATTTTACAAAGACCGAGCGTGAAATCTTAATGCTTTACGGTAAGTTTTTAAACCGTGCCGACATATCACAAGTCCTCAATATTTCAAGAAATTCTCTCCGGGTACACCTATCAAACCTAAAGAAAAAACACCGCATATCTTAACGATTTTTCCCCTTTATAGAGACCATTGATTTAAAAAAAGGAAATGAAACTGGTTAAATGCCAGTGGGAGCCAACAGGCAAGGGGTTAGGTGGGCGACTCCAATATTATACTATTATGGGTAGAAAATCAAAACCTGCAGCAATTAAAAAATTAGAGGGCAATCCAGGTAAGAAACCTATTCAGGTTGAGCTTGAGCCGACAGGAGAGATGCCGGAACCACCTCCATTTCTTGACGAGTATGCGCTTGAAGAATGGAATCGACTTGCAAACGGTTTGAACAGGTTGAAATTACTTGACGTTATCGACATGACATCATTCTCAGCGTATTGCATGGCATATTCACGATGGAGACATGCAGAGGAAGAACTTGCAAAGCTGGTTGAAAGTGGCGGCACTATTGCGGGGCTGGTGCAGAAAACTCAATCCGGTAACTGGATACAGCAACCGTTGATTGGCATATCTAATTCTGCTGTGGCAAACATGGTTAAGTATGCAAGCGAGTTCGGATTAACGCCGGCAGCAAGAGCGAAGCTTGGAGTTATACCAGACAAGAAAAAGAAATCCAAATTTGATGGACTGATCGGAATAAATGGCGGCAAAAAATAGCGAAAGAGTCAAAGATATAATCCGTTTTGTTGAACAGCTCATTGTTCCATCCGGCAAGGGTGAGGGCAATCATTTTAGGATGCGCTCATTTCAACGTAAGTTCTTGCAAGACGTTTATGGCCCACTTGATAAAAATGATTTAAGAATTGTGCGCCGGGCTATCCTGAGCATGGGCAGGAAAAACGGAAAGACGATGTTGACCGCTTGCTTGGCGCTTGTTCACCTTGTCGGACCCGAGGCGATTAATAACGGAGAGATTTACAGTGCCGCCAACTCGAGAGAACAGGCATCGAAGGTTTTTAAATATGCTGCCCAGATTGTGCGGTCAGACCCAGAGCTGGGATCGTATATTAAGATAGTTGACAGCACGAAAACAATGGTTTGTTTCGGGAACGGGTCTATTTATCGTGCTGTTTCTGCTGAAGCCGGAACAAATTACGGGGAAAATCCGTCGCTCGTAATTTATGACGAATTATCACAAGCGAAAAACTCCGCACTCTACGATGCGTTCGATACAAGCATGGGCGCAAGAGAAGAACCGTTGATGATTATTATTTCAACCCAAAGCAACGATCCCACTCACATACTCTCAGAACTGATTGACGACGCTATTGGTGGACATACTAAAACAATCGTGTGCCATTTATATGCCGTTCCAGACGACGAAAAGGACGTATTTGATCCGAAATGCTGGAAGCAAGCGAACCCGGCATTGCGGGATTTTCTGTCTATTAAAGAAATGCGTGACTTTGCTTTAAAAGCGAAGCGCATGCCTGGTAGGGAAAACACGTTCCGCAATTTATATTTAAACCAACGGGTTGACGCTAAAAGTCCACTCATTCCAAGAGCAGAATGGGAGGCTTGTCATGGTGATGTGACAATTCAGCCGGGTGACGAGATATATTTAGGACTTGATTTGTCAGGTAAGACAGATTTAACGGCGCTGGTTGCTACGGGTAATGGTGACAAGGATGTAATACAAGCGTGGTTCTGGAAACCTGAAGACTCACTCTCAGAGCATGAAAAGCGTGACCGTGTTCCATATTCGGTGTGGAAACGACAGGGAATTATTAACACATCCCCTGGTAGAGCTATTCAATATGCGTTTATTGCCCAGGAATTAGCTAAGATCCATAAGAAATACAAGATTGTAGGCATGGCATTTGATCGTTGGCGCATTGATGATCTGTTGAACGTGATGGACGAAATTGGCCTTGAAAGTTATGTTGACGAAAAAGACAATCCGATTGCCGGAGCGATTCGACTTGTGCCGTGGGGTCAGGGGTATGTCAGTATGGCGCCGGCGCTTGACGCATTGGAGGAATCTATACTTGATAGGCGGTTAATGCACGATGGAAACCCCTGTTTAACGTGGAATTTCAGTAATGCGGTGGTGAAAGACAACGAAGTTAGCGACAGGAAGTTCGATAAAAGCAAGGCAAGGTTTAGGATTGACGGCGCTGTGGCAACCGCAATGGCGATAGGCTTAAAAAGTCGTGACCGGCACGAAGCACCGAAACCGTTTGTTTATGTATCCGGTAATATTGATGCGCTCGAAGTGACAGACGCCAACACACCAACGCCACCGGAACCTGATAAACTACCCCTAATATCCGAGGAAATCTTGTGTATTCGCTGCGAAAAAGAAACAAACGGCAAGATTTTTTGTCCTAATTGCGGAACAAGACAGGTTTTTAAAAGCAAATCGTCAGGAGGTGGTATTGAACTTGAACCCATTTAAAAGAAAACCCGGTGTCGTCACGGTTGAACATTCACCGCTGGTTCCACTTGAAAGTTATAATGAAGAAGTTGAAATTTCTAACGAATTAGAGACGAGGGCATCTTCTGCCAAGCCCGACGTTTTTGATGATTACTGGTACACCACGCCCACGGTAGAAACAGTGTCGGGCGTTTCCGTTGACGAGACATCAGCCCTTACATTCTCCCCTGTATTTGCTGCGGTGCGGAGAATCAGCGAAACCATAGCTTCGTTGCCGCTTAATGTTTACAGAGACGGGACGCTCGGCAAGAAAAAAGACAAAACTCACTCACTTTACCCTATTTTACACATAAAACCAAACCCGGAACAAACCAGGATTCAGATGTGGGAGGCGCTTGTCGCTCATTTGCTCCTGTGGGGAAATTGTTATTGCCATTTACAAACTGACCTACTTGGCAGGGTGATTTCGATGTGGCCGCTTGATCCGTCCAAGATGGAGGTTAAGCGACCTGACCCGAACGGGCCACTTGTTTATGAATATAGGATGACAGATAACGGGCAACCCATTAATTTCCCGCCGTGGGAAATATTGCATATAGCCGGTTTAAGCCCCAATGGTACTATGGGGTATAGTGTTATATCGCTTGCAAGGAATGGAATATCAACAGGTATGGCTTACGAAGAATACGCCGGTAGATTCTTCTCCAATAATGCCACACCATCCGGTTTTCTGGAAGTTGACGGTACTCTTGACAGCAAGACAAAAAAGACGATTCGTGAAGATTGGTATGCCGCACATGGCGGAGTTAGCAATTCGCAATTAATTGGCGTGATCGGCCAGGGCATGAAATTTAACCCCATTTCAATAAGTCAGGTCGATGCTCAGTTTTTGGAGTCAAGGAAGTTCTCAGTCAACGAAGTATGCCGATGGTTTAACATTGCACCTCACATGATATTCGATTTGGAACGCTCAACCAACAATAATATTGAGCAACAGTCTTTGGAATCGGTTACTTATACATTTCGCCCGTGGTGTGTCAGGATTGAACAGGCAATCACAAACAAAATGATTTTCGAGGATGATATATCGGTTGAGCATAGGATGGAGGGGCTTTTAAGGGGCGATACAAAAGCCAGAACGGAATATTATACCGCGGGTAGACAATGGGGTTGGTTGTCTATAAACGATATTAGAACATTAGAGAATATGGAGTTGATAGAGGACGGAGATGGATACTTAACGCCCATGAACATGCAGGAACTTGGTGCAGAACCGGAACCTGTTGAAATAGATGACAAATTAATCGCTTTGCAAGGTGGAAAAGAATGAAACGTATGGGAGAATGATTATGGACGAGAAAAAATATCACAAAATATTAGCACAAAATGACAGCGATTTTATTTCAGAAGAAGAAGTCATAAACGATTTTTTACCGGACAAGGGGATCAGAACATCCGCCGGAAAGCTAAAGTGTGACCCAGACGGCCCGTTGTGTGTTCGTGAGTTTCAATTTGATACTGAACATTGGTCTATTCGTGAAGCCGAGCAATGGGTCAAGGATAACTCACGCAGTTCCGGTATGGAAAAACGGTCATTTGACACCATGATTGGTTTTTCTAAAGAGTCAAAAAACGAGATTAGATTGATGGGTCTTGCTATACCCTACGAACAGTTGAGCGACAACCCGATTGCGGGTATGGGTGATATGCAAGAGCGCATTAAACGGGGCGCATTTTCTCAATCGTTAGAAAGTGGGCGTGACGTTATGATGCTTTGGAATCACGAATTAAAATACATATTTGGAAGAACCAAGAGAGGAACGCTTGAAATTTCTTCTGAAGATGACGGAATACACTTTCGGAACACGCCGCCTGAATCTGGCTGGGCAAAAGATTTGCTTCCATCCATAAAACGCGGCGATTACAGTAACATGAGCTTTTCTTTTAAGGATGACGTTAAGCCAAGAATGACTTTAGAGGATGGCAAGTATGTGCGGAACGTATCACAGGCCACGCTGTATGAGATTTCTCTTGTGCCATATGCGGTTTATGAAACGACATCGGTGGGAATGAGAGGCGCGGGTCATTATGTTGTAGATGGTATGTTGCTGCCAGATCCGGCGGCTGAGATTGAGAGATCCATGAAGGAACTTGATAAATTTAAAAACATTGAGGAAAATTTTAACAATCTAAAAGACGAATGGTTAAAGGAGAAATAAGATGGAACTTGACCGAACGATTAGCTTAACAAAACTTATTCAAAGTCGCATGGCTGAGTGTGCCGCAATGAAAACAAAGGCGGAGAGCGAGGAAAGGCACCTGAACGAAGAAGAAATGGCGACCTTTTCTTCGCATATGGATGACGTTGCGACGTTTACGCAGGAATTGGAACTGGAAAAACGGGAGGCGATTGCTAAGGACAGACTTTCCAATCCGGCCAATGCCGAACTTAGACCGATGCCGAAAGTGGCTGGTCTTGACGAACGCCAGGCGAAATATCCTGGGTTACCCGACAAGGAAAACCGCTTTAGCACGTTTGGCGATGCGTTGATAGCGGTAAGACACGCCGCAAACCAACCCCACAATATTGACATGAGACTTCGCGCCCCTGCTGGAATGTCAGAGGGTAATCCGTCAGACGGTGGTTTTTTGGTTCAGACCGATTACGCTTCCGAGATTAAAACCCGTATGTTTGAAACCGGGGACATTTTGCCGAGAGTTACCAGGATGCCGATTGGTGGGAATAGCAATTCTATTACCATTCCAACGGCTGACGATGATACGGAAAGCGACGGTTTGTTTGGTGGTATCGTAGCGTATTGGTTGGCAGAGGCCGGAACAAAGTCAACGTCTTCCCCGAAATTCGGAGAGTTGACCTTGAAGTTGAAGAAATTGGCTGCCGTTGTGCCCACGACCGACGAACTCCTGAATGACAAGGTAGCACTTGAAGCCTTTGTCCGTATGGGATCGAATAAAGCCCTGGTCAAGGAAGCCGAGAAACAAATCATCCGTGGCGTTGGTGCAGGTCAGCCGTTGGGTATTTTAAACTCCGGTTCATTGGTAACGGAGTCCAAAGAAGTCGGGCAGTTGGCGGATACCATTGATTACATGAACATTGTCAATATGTGGTCAAGACTTTACGCGCCGAGTCGGAACAATGCTGTATGGCTGATCAATCAGTCAATCGAACCGCAGCTATTCACGATGGGAATCACGGTTGGCGTTGGCGGATCTCCGATTTATATGCCGCCGGGCGGATTAAGTGCCTCACCTTACGGAACCCTGTTTGGCCGTCCCGTAATTCCGTCAACTCATTGCTCTACGTTGGGTGATGTGGGTGATATTATTCTGGCCGATTTCGGGGAGTATCTGTTTATCGAAAAGGGTGGAGTCCAGGAAGCCAGTTCAATCCATTACGCATTTATCACGGACGAGACGTATTACCGATTCGTGATGCGGTGTGACGGACAACCGGCATGGAACAAGGTGTTTACACCGGAGCAGGCCAGCACGCAAACTCAGAGTCCTTTCGTAACTTTGGAAGCCAGATAATATAAATTACGGGTCGGGACAACCCGACCCGGGATAAAAGGAGACTTTACAATGTATATTCCCGAAAAATTCAAGATCGTTCCTATTTTATCAGATGTTGCGATGGGAACAACTCCGACAACCTGTGATTCTATCAACATGAAGAACTACCATCGGGCCACGTTTCTTATCAGTCTTGGCAATACAATGGCTGGTGCGAATTACACGTTGACTTGCAATAGCGGTGCGACTGATGCAGCCCTAACTTCGGCGCTTTATTTCAAATACGCCTATGCCGGTTCTGCCGGTTTGGGTACGACTGCCGATGTTCTGAATGCAGACACTTATGTCAACACCCTTGCAATCTTGCACGGTACTTATGACAGCTGGATGCTCGTAGTCGAGGTTGACGCTGCTGACATGGACGTTGCCAACGGGGAAGAATGGCTGACGTTATCTTTTGCAGATGCCGGAACCACCGGAGACTTGTCGATTTTTGCGATACTTGAACCGCGATACACCGAGGCCCAATCAGCAACGGCGTTAGCGTAAACTTAATGGAGTGGCGGGCCTAACCCGCCTAAACTTTCGGAGGTGTTAAGATGGCGAAAAAAGAATTGACGATTATTGATTTGGTTAAACAGATTGACGAGCTTACGAAAAGGGTTTTGGTGCTTGAAACCAATAATATCGTAGCGGTCAGTAATAAGTTCGAAGTTTGGTTTGACGGTAAAACTCGAAGTTTTGAGTACGGCCCGGACTTGAAAAAGATTGTGATGCCACTGACGGTTGGTAAAACAATACCAGAATCGAGAAAGATTTTTTTTAAGGAACGAGATAAATTAGTTAAAGAAAAGTACCCGGGAGAAAAAACGCCCGTTTGGGCATAATACAACCAATCTGCCCCAGGGATGGCAGCACGGCTCTCAACCCATGAGAACGTGAAAAGGAGGAAAAATGGGATCTACAAAAGCAAAATGGAGAAACCAGCAACTTGCATTTTACGACGGTTCGACCTACGAAACCGTTAAACCTATCTCCCCCATCGTTCTGTATGATGATTTCTTAGGGGACACGACCAACACAGATTTTTGGACGGTGTATCAGGCAGGCGGCGGAACGGTGGCTCATGCTACCAGCAACTTGACATGTGACGTTGTGGTTGCCGGTGCAACTGATGAATGTGGAATCACCGGGAAAGACGATAAGGCATTTAATGTTGACAAGGGCTTTATATTTGAATGTCGGTTAACACTTGCCACGGCTCCAACAATCGGTGCGGAGGTTGTGATTGGTGTTCAGAATGATAATTGGGGAGCGGGTGCAAACCGCAGTTTTATAGCTGATGAAGTCACAAAAGGGGCGTTGTTTGGTTTTTATACAACCGTTGGTGCTGGTTTGGTTGCCCAGATCAGAACGGATGACGGCACGACAAATAGCGGGATTATAACAACCGGCGTAACATCTACATTACTTACATATCAGGTTTTCAGGATGGATTTCACCACGCCTGCCGATGTTCTGTTTTACATTGACGGTGTTCAGGTTGCAGCTTCGACTACCTTTGACATGAGTGCCGGGGCAAATCTTATGATGCAACCTCTTGTTATGGCACAAAAAGTGGGTGTGGATGCTGGTTTGGCAAATTGTCTAATTGATTATGTCAAAATTTGGCAGCCAACGAGATAGGGGGATAAAATGGGAACAACAAAATCAAAGTGGAGGGGTCAGCAGTTAGCATTTTACGACTCCGCAACCCACGAAACAGTCGAACCAATGGCTCCCGTATATTTCAATGACGACTTTCTCGGCACGGCTTACAATGGTGACGTATGGACTTCGCTTGATTTGAATAGTGCGACATTGACCGTTCCGGCGGCAAGCGTTGGGGCGGCGAGTATCGGGGCAGTTAATGAGAACGCCGCAGCCGGTGTTTATGGGAAGGATGACAAGCCCTACAACGTTGATAAGGGTTTAATTTTCGAGTGCCGTATGGCGCTTGCTGTTGCGCCTACGTTGACAACTGAGGTTGGGTTTGGGTTGATGAACGATTCATACGGTGCGGCGAGTATGCGATTCATGCTTGCTGACGAAATTGCGAAATATGCCTTTTTCGGGTTTTATCTGACCGCCGGGACAGGGTTGACGGCAGTAATCAGAACAGATGACGGAACGAGCGATAGCGGGATTATAAGCACGGCAACCACCGTGACTTTAGGCACACACAATGTCTATCGGATGGATTTTACGGACCCGGCAAACGTATTATTTTATATTGACGGTGTTGGGGTAGCAACCGGAACCACTTTTGACATGAGTGCCGGGGCAAATCTTATGATGCAACCGTGGATTGCGGTTTACAAGGCGAGTGATGCCACGACTTCGGCGGTTGGTACGATTAATTGGGATTATATTAAGATTTGGCAGGCGACAAGATAGGGGTTAATAATGTCTCAGATGTACTTGATAACAACCGTAAACGCTTTCAGTGGATTATCAACGGATGAAAAACAGACCCTTAATGTCAAGGTTGGGTCAACATATCACGAGCGGGACACTGGAAAGTCGTTTAGGTTTATCGAGGGGGCATGGTGCGAGGATAACAGTATCGGTTTGCCGATGGGGGGATACCTTGTCGGCATTTCCGAACTCAAAACCACTCTTGAAACATTAACGGAAATGTCCACAACCCTTAAAAAAATAGAACAGCATTTGTCATTGGCAAGTGACGTAGAAATTAAAGATCAGGACGTGGGAGGTTAAAATGCAAATTGAAGGAATTAGTGGACATGGCCCGGCAGATGTAAACTCGGAACACAGAATATTGATTGCCGGTGTCGCATCGACCATCGTACATCATGTTAATCATCATTCGGGCCAAGCATATAATGCTGTGTTTGCTGTGAATCCTGATGGTGCGGATGATTGTATTTTTTATATAAAGAACAATTCAGATGTGGATATGATTGTTGACGGTGTGTGGTGGCAGACAAGTGCGGCAGAAGAAGTGTATTATAAGGTTGGGGATACGGGAACGGCTGTTGCAACCAACGGAGCCGAGATCACGCCCGTAGCTCCAAACTCTATATTACACGTTGCGGATTGTCTTTGCTATTCTAATGTTGGTGACGGAGCCGTTGATATTACCGACATATCCGGCGGAAGCACATTTCAGAAACTATGGCTTACAAGTGCTGAGAGTAAATTTTTTAATTGTTCGCAAGACATTATAATCAAGAAAAATGCGACTTTTACAATTTATTGTGTTGGTGGAGATACGATGTTGCGTGGAACAGTCGTATTTAACTTTCATTCTGAACAGGATGTCGGCTAATGCCTTGGGATTTTCGCATAAAGGGTCACAGGAATAGCGTTGCAGATGTTGATACTGCAAAGGGTGAAACGGATGCCCTTGTGGTTGCTACCAGAGAACATAAGACCTATGTTTCCAAGACTGTTTTTTTTACCAACCCCACATACGGCAGGGAAATGGCACAGGATGCTTCTTTCGGTGTGGGTGCAGTACGGATTCATAACGGAATTGATGACGTTGCGTGGACGATGAGTCAGCCCGTGGGTGGTGCGGATTGGACAGCGAATAGCGCTAACAGAGCCTATGCTGGAACTACAAGTATGTTTTGTAATCAAGCTGAGGTTGGCGACAGAATGCAGGTTATCAATAATGTTGGGCCAGGCGATGATATTGTCCTAAATGGTAATTATGTATCTACAACTATGTGGCTTAACGTGGATAGTAATTGGGCAGAGAATGATTCTTTTTCTATTTGCGGTGTAGTTGGCGGAGCGCAGGTTGGGAACAAAGTTTTTCTTGAAGACTATTTTGACTACGGCACGACAGACGTTTGGCATTATATTGATATTCCATTGTCAGACATGGGGATTGATGCACTTTCTATTGATGCCTTTTGGATTGAGTGTGAAGGAACGCAGGGCGTTAAATCGAATTTCTACATAGACGATTGGTATTTACAGACAACCGGGGCAGCTATTGAATTTGAAGTTATACCGGACAGTGGCACTTGGTTTCATATAAAGGCGTTTCAGACCACATTTGTTGATGTTGGGGCGTTTGATTCTGATGCCGGGCCGCCGTATGACCAGATTTTAAGTATGGTTCCTACGGCTGGGTATAAATACGAACGGTATTCAGGGGGAAACGGCGACCCTGTTTCTACGGCAAGGATAACAAGTATTTTAGACTTATTGTCCTATCCGTTTTCGAAGATTAACAACTATTTG